AGATACTGCCTAGGTATCATCCTTAGTGTGTGGTGCGGTATAACGATATTATAGTATAATTAACGTTTTTTCGTAATCATTTATACATAGTATGAGAATACATATGATTTTATAGAAGTAATTACAACTGCTTTTTAACGACTGTTATATCTGAAATAGCTGAATTTAATCTATCCAACATTTGTGCGCCTACCCCATAACATCCTTGCTCCGCTCCACTTTTGAATATTATACCATCAGGATACGACGCCTCACCACCTTGATTTATGGTTGCAAAATCTATAAAAACATTTCCAAAATCTTTTAATGCCTTAGAAAGAGTAAAGGTAACTACATGTGTTGATGTAACATGATTCTCAGCTCTAGGATCTTTAAACCATATAGCATTTCTTACATCTTTATGACGTATCAATTTGCCACTTTGTGTTATTTGCTCTGCTTCTTCTTCACATACTTCACGAATAAAAACCGTACTACTTGCACCTAATAATTCAGTTGGTAATGCACTAAAAATCGGATTTGTTCTATCGGGGTCCATAAGTATAAGAACATAGTCACCAAAATCATCATCACTCATATAAGCTGCTGACCTTATTCGCTGTGTTAAATAAGATTTCAATACAGCTAACCTAGTATTTGGATCATTATGTTTCATTAAAGTTATGAATGCCTGACTACTTGCGTCTTCTTTCATAAAATAAACAAGGCGTTCTATGCTTATATCATCAGTAAGAACATTGACACATTTTCCCAAATCTTCATTAGACGCAGATTCTGCTATATTATTAGCATATTGATTGATACGTTTCCGTAACATGGTTACACGGTTTTCAGCCTTAGCAATACTGAGTTGTTTTATAAATTTGAAATGGGTTCTATTATATTTCATCCTGTACACAAAATCCGTTATCTCATAGCTTATCCTCTGTATGATTTTATTTGACTTATTCATATACTCGTTTTCTATTGAGATGTGGTCAGCCTTTTTTTCTAAAACAGAATCAGTATTGATTGGAAATCCCTTTAACTGCATCGTAGGTCTTACTATCCCCTGCCTTTGTTGCACAACATGTCCCAGTTCATGCCTTAAATGCTTTTCTTGCCCTGGCCCCAAATAAACATCATTTCCATATGCATACGCATGTGCATTTAATTCCTTTGGCTTACTGCTCGCATAATGTATATTTACATCCGCAAATGATATTCCTGATTCCTTTTCTATGGATGCTACTCTTGAATCAGGATGCGGTTCCTCTTTCTTTTGTACTACTTTTTTCTTATTTGCGAACATAAAATCACCTCATATTTAAACTAACATATTTTTCAGTATTTATCTGTTATCTGGGACAAACGGTAAAAAATAGGGATGAATAGCAAAAAACACCCTACATCTCAATTAAGAGAAGTAGGGTTATTTTATGTATTAGACTTCACGCAATGGACCGGCGTACAGCCAAATCTTACGGCCACCAATATTTGCCTGTACTGAATTTGTAGGTTTATCCACTGCAAGCACCTTGAATTTCTTGTCACATTTCCAGTAATCACCTACGCTGAAAACTTGTGACTTTGTTTTCTTACCGTTCTTATCACATTTGGTAAGTGGTCCCGCCTGAATGGAGTTACCGCCGTTCCCGGTCATCTCCTCGCACCAGATGCTGTCCATACTGTCTAAAACCTGGTCTACGCTATGCACTCCCGGAATTGTGAAGTATTCTCCTTTATGCAGAATCTGATCAGGCTGTGCCGGTTTCGCAGGCTTGGAAGGTTTCTTATGTTCTGTAGGTTTATTGCCAGGCTTCTGCTCTACGGTGTTTGCTTTCAGCTGGAAGCCTTCTGCAATGCCGTCTACAATGCCCTGTGCGACGGATTCTTTGTTTGCCTGGTATTCGGCCATGTCCGCCTTATTGTCGATGAAGCACGTCTCTAACAAGGCGGAGCTGATACCTAAACACTTGCATGTATAGATCACCAGCCAGTTTGTCACCTTAACACCGGAGCCGCCACGCTTCACGAAGTGCTTTCCCAGCTTGTTCATGATGGCCTGCTCTACATCGGTATACTGCTCACTGTCTGTTACAAAGATTTCTGTTCCGTGTCCAGATCCATTGAATGCGTTGAAATGCACTTCCAGCACATAATCGTACTTTCCAATTTTGAATGTACCGTTCTGCACATCGTAGAATGCGCTGCGGTTTTCATTGTACACATCCACTGTCGCATACTTTCTAAGCTTCGGTGCAATCAGATTGACTAACTCTCTGGTAAGGTTAGCTTCTTTATATCCGCAGCCGGAAGCTCCTGGATCGCCTGCGCCATGTCCTGCAATAAGTAAAATCTTCATTATTCTTCGTCCTCGCTTTCTATTTGATCAAAGACACCTTTTTCTAGGCATTTTTGATATGTTTTCTCTATATAGGCGTACTCAGTGTCGAGTACGCCGTTTTGTATACCGTGCTTTTTAATAAGCGCATGATATTTTGTATTGATTTCTACGATGTGATGAAATTCATCCTTTGTGTGTCTACGATGATTTCTGCATGAATTTGCAAAGTCCATGATTTCGTAACGGATGCGGTCAATTTCATTCTGATCGACTGTTCGGCTTAACTCACAAAGGCTCTTTCTCATATCTCCGTTGAGCTGCTGCCCTATCCATTTAAACAGCCATGTCCAGGGATTGACCTTTATTGGCGCTACCTGTATGACAACGGATCCGGCAAGCAACATGAGCAGTTTTGTCAAATCATCCATGCACTACTCCTGCGGCATATCCAATTCAGGTAAACCTGCTACAGAGGTGAGCATGGACAATAAACCAGCTAATACCGTCGCAGATGCAACATAAGACCAATCAACCTGCCCCATAGCTGCAGCTGCACCGATGCCGGCGATACCTGCCTGCGCCATAGTCTTTAATGCTCGCATTCCTGCAGCTCTCCACCATTTCTTCCAATCATATTTCATTGTGATTCTCCTTTCCGCCATCTTGGCATAATAAAAGGGCGTTTAACGCACGCCCATGCGAGATACTTGGATCACTTCCTTTTATCTAACAGGATAAGATACAGTCCCTATAACATTATCAGGCCTATCTATTGCAAATGCTCTAATACCTCCTGTAAGTTGTATTCTGCATCCATATGCAATTGGTTTGATATTGTTTGAAAAGAAACAAAAATATATCCCTGCACTTGGCCAATATCTTTGAGGTAAGGTAAACACCAGTGTGTCGCTACCTGGTGTTCCGCTAAACCCATAGCCTTCAAACACAATCGTGGCTATTCCGTTCTTTATCCTACCACGAAGTTTGATGCCATCTAAATTTTCCCATCCTGTATCGCTATAAATCGGTAACTTAATCATAAACAGCGGATGCTGTTCCTGCTGTGGTGTCAGATATACTCCTGCCAAATAATCCTAAATCCTAACCTCTGTGTAACGTTTGTTACAAAATATATTTTGCTTCCTCCCGTATAAGCATATAGATTATATAAAAAGCTTTCATTTCTTGATACTCCACTAAAATAAGAGATACCAATGTCTGATGCCAGTTTATCAATATCCATACCTATATCGGATGCTGTACCTATCACCGTAGCTTCTCCAGCTGTAAATTCAGTAGCAGATACAACATAAGACTTTGTAATTGTAGGCTTTAAAGTTTGTTTGAGCATAAATACGCTATCGATAGCGTGATGTATTATTTCAAAGTTCCTTCCCAGTCCACACCCCGTTATATTTTGCATAAAAGGCAAGCGAATTAGCACCCATAATTATAAATTCACCGTGTGATCCTTCTTGATACATGTGGCCGACAACTCTAGTTCTTGCATCAGCGTGCAAAATAATGTCGAACATGATTTCCGTTCCCTGAAAAGATTCAGCGAAATTCATTGCTTGTTGTCTGTCGTTTAATCCTGTCTGGGCACTTCCTTGGACACGGTAATACCCTGTTACAACTTTAATAGGATATGGGAATATCATAGAATCACTCTTTGCTTTTTCCGCCGGCTGTATGGTCAAATTTATTGGCATCTTTACCATAATACATCACCTGTCATGCTATCTAAATAGCTGACACCACCCTTCTGTGGGCACAGGAAACTACATCCTGCACCCCCTTTCGGGTTTGTAAAGAGACGGTAAAATCCGCCCCCCCCCAGCTAAATATAGTTAATTCTTTCATTTCTTTTTTCGCTGTCTGCGAAAGGTTATATTGATAGTAAAAGTTTGTATCCGATAGTACCATCGGCCACGGAAGCGTAATAGCAATCACTATTATAATATGTATAAATAATAGCACCTAAATACCCTTTCCCTGCGTGTAAATAAATCATATTAAATCCGTAAACCATCGAATCTTGGAAAGAACCACTAAATGATTTACCTGATATGGCCATCTTTTCTTCAAACGGCAGAGTAAGGATTTTATTACAAAATTTTTCCGCTATATTGCTTCCTGCCACATCCTTGATTGAGCCTAAGTCTAAGTATCGCATATTACTATCTACATATTGCTTGGTTGGCATCGTTACCATAATATCGCTTTACAGCATGTGTTAGATTATTTCCAGCGGCCTATTGCAATAATGGATATATCAAATTCAACATTAGATAAAGGCGCAGGACGATAGAAATATACTTTTCCTAAATTATTTCCACTTGTCCCGTGTACACCTCCTTCATTTAATGCATCGAAGTCTATCGCATGTACTGTAACATGCGGTATATCTAAGAAAATATGAGGTGGCTGTCCGAGTTGCTCACCATCAGCGCTTTGAAATATAAACGCTCCAGCCCATTGAGTTGTAAATTCAGTGTTTATATGCATCACCTTTTTACAAAGTAATAAACCGCTCGTAAATTTCCAATACTCTCCATTTTCATTTGATCCATATTCTGTTATACCTATAGGTACTTCTACCATAATCTATCACGGTGTATGCTGTTAAGCTCTACACCACCTTTCGCATTCTCTGAGGATGCTATCCTCGGTTGACAGCATCCTCCTTTCTTTGTGGGTTGTGGGCTGTGGGGTAACTTTGTATAGTGCCCCCCCCCCCCCGACTATTTATAGTTATATTATGCATGTGTTTTCCTCCTGTTTTAGTCAAAATTCGATGGTGCTACAGGTTTTCCTGCAGCTACCCATTCATCATAGGTTCCCAGTGTTATTGATTCGCCTGGGACGTGAGAAATATAATGCATCTCACCTTTGTTTATTTGCTCCTGAGTCGTGTTGGCGTCTGCATAAATCTGTTCCGTTGACGTTTCAGGATACAGTGCTTTTCCGCTGGCATCTGTCAGCTGGCCTTTTGTCTTGGTCGCAGATGCATTTCTGGCAGTCTTAAAAGAGACGATGCTCTGTGTTGCTGTGTCAACCTTAAAAGCTGTCGGTCCCACTTTACCCTCAGGGCCGGTTATGGATGCTATCGATATCAGGTTAACCCATGAACCGTCTCCCTCGTATCTGTACTGGATATAGCCGCCTGCCACCTGTATGAGCAATTTCTTTCCGTCAGCTCCATCTTCACCTTTCGGCCCTTTGAGCACAGATAACGCGATAAGGTTAACCCATGCCGTCTCTCCTTCGTATTTATACTGGATATACGTTCCATTGGCCTGCAGCTGCAGCTTTTTACCAGCATCCCCCTTCAATCCCTGCGGACCGGTAATCAAAGACAAAGGCAATAGATTAGCCCATGTACCGCCGGTATATCGCATCTGGATGTAATTACTTGCTACCTGCAGCTCAAGCTCCCTTCCGTTTGTTCCGTTCGTTCCATCGACCTGCCCGAGGTCGATTTCTTCATATTCTACGTCAATTACATTCATTGCCATCAGTTCACTTCCTTCACTTTCCGATAATATAAATGCCCGTTTTTATGGACCAGCGGTGGTGGCGATGATCCTTTTACCACTCTGATTTTTAGGTGTCCGCCACTTTTAAACAAGGTAAAGAACCCGGAACCGGTCGGCACCAGTGCCCCATCAGAGCCATCAAAAAAGCCGCTGTCTCTTTTTGCTATCAAATCATCCCGTAGCATGGTTGATTGGTTGATCGAATTAGTGACTTGTGTCTGCTGAGAAGCTGCCTGTACTTTTAACTGATTCACTGCTGTTTCAGTAGCCTTTTTTACAGAATTGAAATCTGTTTTCGCATTCTGCACAAGCGTGTCTACTTTCGCGGTGGTATCCTGCTCCATCCCGCTTAGTTCTGTTCTGGTGTCTTGTTTAAGCTTAAGCAGGTCTTCCGCTGTATTGGCCATTAAGTCATTCAGTGGCAGCTCGAACTCATTGTGTATAATCTGCTTAAATAACTGTTCCGCCTCCTGTAGCCATCCATGCTCTTCCGGCAGGTCGTTCAGTGAGTGATCCACAGCACAGCTGATGGCAAATTCTGCAGGTCGCAGGTTGATGATTTCATCACCTCTCACTGCAGCTCCTCCGATGTATATCATCCCATCATTGATGAAGCATTCTTTACGTAATGTTATTAGCATTGTTTCAGAATCATACACCAAAGGTACTGGCTTTTTGTTACGATCATACGCACAATGCCATGTCATTGCATACCCATCCAGATAGTTGTCTTTGTACTCTACCTTGATTTTAAGACCGGAAGAGTATTGATAACCGATGTCTGTGCTTACTGCTTTGAGGATGTTTCCATACTGCTGTATTGTTCCTATCTCCATTTAATCACCCCTCTCTAGGTCCATTTGTGATAATACCGTTAGATACAGTTATATAACTTTTGGATGTAGTTATCGTTTTGCCTTCAGTAGTAATGTCAACTACGATAGGTATCTTTCCTGTAAATCCCGGCAGACCATTTGCAGCTGCGATATTATATAGCTTATTGAAATGCATATTTACATCACCACCCAGGCTCCATATTTTATCTGTTTTATTAAAGGTCAAAGCGGTTGAATATGATAATGTTCCTGTCTCGTACATGATATTGAAATATTCTGCCTGACTTTTCAGTTCAATAGCTACACCTTTTCTACCGTCCGTGAGCTGTCTGGTGCCTATAGATCCCATTGCAACACCTGCATTCTCAAAACTCAATAGACCTCCAGACAACGTTGCCTTCAGGTCACCGAAAACAGTTTCTACTGTGCCTAATAATGTAGCATTTGCCAGATATGCTCTCGTTGCAGTCAAAACACCTTCATTGCTGACTCTGAAAAAATTCCCTATCTTAATGCTACCACCTTCGATTTCGGTTGACTCTATTTTGATAGACCGCAGCGTTCCAGCAGTAATAAAATCAGCATTGAATCTACCGTCAATGGTCCACGCAGATATATATGGTCCTGCCCATCCCTGTTGGCTGAATGCGATTCCACCCAGGTTCATTCGTATACAGTATTTTGCTTCTTCTTTTGGAATTTTATCAAGGATATATATCTCGTTTTCAGTGAGATACACGTATCCATCTGTAGCCCAGGTATTGATCAACTCCATTGCTTTTTTCTGCGCTTGCTGCAGGATGGAACCAGTTATTTTCTGACCGTCTTCGCCTACAGCTGATATGACATTTTTGATTTTATCCTGTATCTTAATCGGCTCATTGGATAATGTGACCACTCTTTTGCCTGGTTCATCCGGATACCATTTGATTTTTACAACACGATGCTTCAGTTCTAAACCCTTTTCCGGATCTACGATACAGTGCACAGTATGACGCAGAGCCAGTTTGATATAAGTATACCTGTCATCCACTTTTGCCAGATCCTTTACGTCAATAGTATAGCTCCCTATCGGCATAGCCAGTTCTTTCACCTTTTTAACTGCATCCGCCAGAAAGTTTTCTTTCACATCATAGCGCTGGTCCGACCATCCTCCTACTAATACATCAGACGTATAATCAAAGCATTCCACGTATGGCTTCCCGTTATTGATGTCTGCAAATGTCATATCTTCTTTGCCATAGCAGTACAGCCTCGTCACACGCTCTGCGCTGGATTCCTTGTAGGAAATGCCGGTCATATTAAGCTCTGGTGTTACATAAGCACCTGTGTCAGTTGAATCATTTGGATCTACTACATAGATTGTCTTGCTTAAACAATCGATATCGTACCAGACGTTGTATACGTCACGACAGCGCATCAATATATCGTATCCATTGCATTTTTCAGTATCAGTAGTTCTTCTAATATCACGGATATGTGCATTGATGATTGACCACCCTACAGGTTTTATGTATTCAAGCACATCTACAAGTAACTTCGTGGATAGTGCAGGGATATCGCTACATTTAAAGTAAAACTCCTGCTTCCATTCATGCAAATTCAATTCACCTGTTATGGTGGCTATAGTTGACGGTAGGTTGACACCGGTGATGATAAATTCGTTATCGTTATTACGGATCAACATTTCGCTTTTCAATTTTTCAAATAGTGGATGTCCCTTTGAAATATCAAAGGACAGCATTTCTGTACCGTCCTCTGTTTTCTCGATATAATAATTTTCATAGCCTGTTATTGGCAGCCATCCATCTTGTGTCTTGACGCTTAACATATCTCACCTCCTACAGATATACCGGACTGTAATACATCACGACATCAGCATTTGTGTTGCTTACCGTGATGATATGGTCGCCCGGTTCCAAACTGGGGAACTTAGTAAACATCGCATCAGAATATTTGTTTTTACCATCCTCTGTTATGAGCATGCTCTCGCCATCCAGGATTATCTTCTTACCAGAATGGATATTACGTATCGTATATCCTCCTACTGTGATTTCTCCATTGTAATGAGGTGTTATCTCATAGCGGATACCGGCTTTATAGGTTCCTTTGATCGTAATGTAGTTATCCCCGTTTTTCAAGGTAAAACGACGTTCCTCTCCTCTCTGCAGCACCAACAAAGAAAGAGTAAGCGTGAAGCTGCATACTCCTTCCTGCTGCACTGATGGTACACCATCAAGATAACACGTATACACATATCCATCATCGATTCTCAATTCAAACCTATCGATAGCCTCTGTTAAGAAACGACTTATATCATTCTGGGAAATGAAATCCATCACTAGGTCGTATCGTTTAGGTTTCATATCGCGTTTTATCAATATAGGCACCATACTATCTGTATAGGTATTTGATATCTGCATCGGCTGGTAATCGAACGCCGCAATAGAAGCGCTGAAGCTCCTTATAGGCTTTTTGTTTATCTTATGCATACCTTACCTCCCTTGAAATGCCATTTCTTCACTGATGAATGGTGCCAGTACATGAGCGGTTTCCCTATCTCCGATATAGATACGGTTTTCGATAACGCCCTTCATTGTTACAGACATGGCCGATAGATCTGTTTTAAACATTGATGTCTTTAGGATTTCGGTTTTAGACTGTATATCCGCAACTGCGGCCATTTTTGACTGTTCGGCATATACTGCCTGCCTTGCTTTTGAAACGATACCTGAAATATCTATGCCTCGTTCACTTTCCTCGTTGGCCGCATCAATAGCTCTTCTAACGAAATCAGAAGCCGTCTTCTCTGCATCCTTTGATTTAGCTTCAAGACCTAAAATGTAGCCTTGTCCTGCTGTTATACCTATTTCTCTTTTCCATTTTCGAGAGGGTGAATGCGAATCTTGCCCTTTTCTTGCTCCGGCCATCGCATTCTGCACGAATGAAAATCCTGCATTGAAAGCATCTACAGCCATTGATGCCAAACCATCGATATAGCCTTGCGCTGACTCTTGTCCAACCGATTTCATTCCTGAATAATTACTAGATCCAGATGCAGAAGAAGTAGCAAGTCTTCCTCCCGCTGTTTTAGCAGCTCCTGCTTTGGAATCGATTCCCTTCCCATAACCGGCTGCATTATCAGCACCCTTTGACTTGCTTTCTTTTACCTTATTCATCGCTTCCACAGACTTGTCTGCGAGATTTTTAGCTACACCTATAAGACCAGGTGTTTTTTCTTCTACGGTAGACTGTATTCCACGAAGCTCTTTTTCCTTGTTCTCTTTGGATTTTTTTGCAGCTTCGATTTGTGCATCACTGATTCTTTTATCACCAGACTCCTGCCGCTGTACTAAATCCTTATAAGCCATATCCAATGCAGAAACTTCAAGCTCAAGATTCTTCTTTTTCTCTTCATAAGTTCTACCAGACTCAGCTTGTATATCCGTTTGTACCTTGACCCAATCGTCTTTATTTTTACTAGCAGCAAGAGTAGCATTATTTTCATAATTGATTATTTCTTCTGTATGCTTATCATAGCTTTTCTGATAATCATTCAAAACCTTTTTCTTATCACTTGTGGATTTTGCAAGAGTACCATATTCCTGTAGCATCGCATCCTGTGCTCGCCCTGCCTCAATAGCCCAATTATCCCCATATTTTTTTATAAGGTCATTTTCAATCGCCTTCATACGATTATTTTTATCAGTGACTTCTGCCTGTAGCTTAGCAATTTGGATACCTTCTTTTTGCTGTTCAGTTATCGCCTTTTGATAGATAGGCTCCTGTGCATCAAGGATAGCTTTTACCCTTTTTTTCGTAATCAGCTCATCTATAGATGAAGTCATTTCCTTATAGTTATTGATGACGCCATCCGTCATTGAGTATTCAGTACCTAACGCATCATTGAGTTCACCAAGGATAAAAGAGGCACGATCCTCGTAACCTTTCTTCACTTTCCCGTTAGCATCTACAAGTGTTTCTAGCTCATTTTTCAGTTTCTCGGTATTTTGGATCATACCGAGGTCTGTCGCAAGCTTTTCTTCCTGTGTGTTTTTTAGTTCTTCCCATTCCTCATTAGATTTCTCAAGACTTTCTCTAAGTTCTTCATTTTCATCGACTACATCATTAGTCATAAGACATAAAGCTGTAAGACCAGCAGTCAATGCGCCTACACCTATTGCAACCCATCCCATCGGAGATACAGCCTGCACAGCGTTTAATGCCGTCTGAGCTGCGGTAGCGAGACTGATTTTCCCTGTCAGTAAAGCAACTGCTGTTTCCCCTAATGATAAAGTTCCATTTAATGCAGCTTGCGAGACGGTGACACCGGTATTGGCCATTTCAAAAAGTTTTACTTGGAGTGCAGCTTGTTGAAACGATCTCATCAAAGGCTCTATAACATCCTTCGCTGTATTATAAGTTTTCATGGCTAGCATGGCTCCACCTACAGCAGATAATGCTATCGTGAGTTCTTTCCCATGATCAATGAGGAAGGAAAAACCATTCACAAGCAAGGGTATGGCTTTTTCAGCCAGCTTAGCCGCCACTTCGATAAGCTTCCCAAACGCTTCCGCAATCTTATCTACACTCTTTCCAAGCTTCCCATTACTCATCTGTCTGGATAGTTCATCCACACTTCCCTGTGCCACATCCATTGACTTTTTCAATGGCTTCTCAAACTTTGAATACGCCGCTATGCCGACATTTTTAAGAGAATTCACGACCTTGGCAGATTTCTCTTTGAAGGTGTCCGTGACCTTGTCATATGCTTCTCCTACGACATCGGTTTTTGTTTTCATAGCTTCAAGGTTATTGGTGAATGTTATAGCATTATCACCAGCCATCGATAAAGCTGCTTTCCCTGCTTCCAGAGATCCAAACATATCGATCAGTGACTTATCGTTCTCCTTTGCGTATCCTTCCATATCCACGATGATATCTACAAGGGTAACACCTTCATCCATCAATTCTTTAAATGATTTCTTGCCATATCCCATGCCCTCGTACATGTCCATCATAGCTTTATTGGCCTGAGTACCGTTCTTACCGAGCTCTGCAATCAGCTGATTCAACTGTGTAGTTGCTTGAGCTGTAGGTGTACCCTGTGCAGTCATGCCTGCCAAAGCAGCACCGACCTGCTCGAATGAAACTCCCATTGCAGATGCAGTAGGAGTGACCTGTGACAGAACAGACCCCAACTCATTTACAGTCGTGATACCCTTGTTCTGTGTCTGCATCAATACCTTGTGGATCCTATCTGTTTCTGACACGTCCATCTTATACGCATTCAGCACCTTGGCTGTTGCTGTCGTAGCTGTATTGACATCAGTAAAACCGGCTTTCGCCAGCTTCGTATTCTTCTCCAGGAATCCCAGTGCTTCTGACATATCGTCACTGGCAGGGATACCTGCGGATAAAGCATCATACATCGTATTACCAAGTTCAGAAGCAGCCAGACCGGTCTTCGTGGAGAGCTCCAGCATCTTTCCCTGATACTGCGTCATATCCACCTGTGCATCGCCGAATAGTGTGCTAGCCTTTGCGTTTGCCTGTTCAAATTCTGAGCCAAGCTTTATGACCGCAATACTTGCTGTACCGATTGCCGCTGTGATGGCAGCAACCCCAGCTACTGCTGCAGTCTTCATCGTGTTCAGTCCTTTGGAAAAACCGGCTTCATCTATCCTGGTATCGATGATGATACTACCATCAGCCTGTGACATCGCATCACCTCATTTCAAAATTAAAAGAACCATCAAGGTTCTTTGATATTCATTCCTCCTGCAAGCAGTGTGGCAAAGCTGGCAGCCCTCTGCTCTGCAGTCCTATTATCCGGAAGTGCATAGATCCGTTTCATTTCTGCGTAGTATCTCCTTTGCTCCGGAGACATTGATGATGTTATCCGGATGGACCGATACATCATCACTTTTTTGATGGTGCTATCCTCTGGCAATTCTATGAACAGCTGCTTGAATATCCACCAGTGCAGCTGCGCAGTAGTCAGATCGATATTGTAATACTGCCGGAAGACTGAATAAATCATGTACTGGTCATTCTCAAAATCATAGACCCGTTTCGCTCTGCCAGTTCCTTTCCCTGACTGAATAATTCCACATTGATAAAACCATAACACCTGATCCATGAATTCCGGGATATCCGAATATATTCCATTCATAACATCAAGGATAGCTTTGAATCGTTCTTCATTGTCGCAATCCTTCAACATCGTATTTTCAAATCGAATCCAGGTGCGGAAATCGGTCTTGATAGGTATGACCTGACCACATACTGTGATATGATCAGGTGCATCATCAAGCAAAAGGTTCACGACGTGGTTTTGGATTAACCTGGCAGAAAGCAGTAATCTCTTCAAAGATAAAAGTCATCAGATGCTGATGCTCTTGAAAATCGACTGTTCTTCCGGAGAATATTTTTTCATACGCATTCTTCCCCAACATCCTGTTCACTGTCTCCCTTACAAGTTCGCATGATCTAAGCACGAGCTTATCTAATTCCTTCTCGTTCGGTTTTTTCTTCAGAGCATTGATGATCGGTTCCTGACATTGTGTGAATCTCTCTGCTGCCTTCGTAACTGCCAGTGAATATGGATTGAATCGAAAGATCTTTCCTTCGATTTCCAGCTTCAACAGTTTGGGCTCTTTCTTGTCGAACGTAAATTTGCTCATCGTGATCCTCCTATTCCACTGGTGTTACACCAGCATCTGCAGTAAATGTTTTTGTTTCCGGATTCCATTCGCCCTTCACGGCATCACCCTTATACATCAGTGAGCCGGACAATGCCATCGCATCACCGGCAGCTCCAGAACCACTGTTATCTACCTTGATAGCGATATGCTGCTTATATGCTACCTGCGTTCCGGATGTCTTTCCTGCGATCCAGTTATAGACATTGACGATATCTGTTTCACAATCTGCTCCGACCTTTCTGTTACGTCCGATCTCTGCGATATACGTAGTAACGTCATCAGCCTTATCCAGCTCTGCAGTAAAATCGAATGTCGGCGCATAACCGATGACGGATGAGGTTCCAGATACCTGATGGATATAGTGACTATCCTTCGTCTTAGCGTTCAGATTCTCTGTCAGTTCGCTAAATCCTTCACCGATCAGACACCATTTAGGCGCATCCGATGTGCCGGTATTCATGAATGAAAGCAGCTCATTGCGAGTTGCGATTCCTGTTGTTTGTGACATATAATACCTCCTAACTGTATTTTGATTTCTTCTTGTATGTCAGCTTGTACATAGCCATGAAGGTGGCTACGTTATTTTCTTTCCCTGTGTCATCTGCAGGAGTCGATATCATTTCTATCTTCACAGGCACATAATCTGGAAGGCTGAGGTTCGGAAAATGATTCTCCGTTTCCATATCGAAGATATCTGCCATGATGTTCAACGGCTTCGTGATCGCCAATATGCTGTTGGGGTCACTGACCTTTGCTCTGTGATAGATGGCGAATGGCAGCTCTGCATCATAGCCGCCTATGATATTGACTTTTGTTTTATAGGCAGTGGATACCTGTTTCACTGCCATTGCAGGAGTTTTGCCTGTCAGATACTCGATCGATATCGGTACACCGATATTCAATGATTGTAGATACTTATACAGACTTTCAATGACCTGCGTATTCTCCTGTGGTGTCACACTATTTCTATCGTCCATTTCTATACACCTTCTTTGCTATTTTCAACCAGTTATCTTTGTACAGAGCCTTTGAGCGTTCAAACCAGTGGGAGCAGGCCATTGGATGAACCTTTCCAAAATTCAATCTTTTGTCAGTCTTGACCTTTGTTTCTCCTCGCCTAGCCCAAGGACGATGTGTTATCTTTCCGATCATCACGTACCCATAGTATAAAAACCTGGAGTACGGTGTGTTATAGATGATAAAGTCATCATCGTTCTGGATGCTGTTCGTGATGGAGTTCTTCAGATACCCGCTCTGCATCGGCACGAATTTCTCTGTATCCTTGACGATCTCACTTTTCAGGAGACGCCTGGCTCTTTTTGTCTGGCTGTTCAGTCTTGCTTTTACTTTAGCCTCATTGAATTCAAATCTACTCATTTGCGATGATCTCCAGAAAATCAGGCTCATCACTTACCGGATTGACCTCGCCGACGCTATTTACGGTATATTCATGACCTTTATATACGATAAGGTCCACATCCGGACGAAAGGTGAAGTATGCTTCTGTATCCTCCATTGAATCAAACACCAGTGGTTCCTTGTATATGCGCTTCTTAGCTCCTTCAAAGGCTACCAGATCATTCATGTCTATAACGACCAAAAGATCACCGGTAGGCTGGATACCTTTCAGCGATTGCTTCATTCCATATGCAGCGTCTGCACACACATGATTGACCGTCGTGGTCTGATACTTTGCCTCGCCATCTAGCTCATCCACCTTGTTTCTGATGAGTATCCTATGAGGTCGGATAAATCTAGGTGAATGTATCATAAGCACATCGTCAACAGGCCTGCCTGCCGCAGCTGATCCCTTAATTCTGTGACCATCATTGGTGATAACGGAACATTATTGAACATAGGTACTTGTTTTCCTTTCATCTGATAGTTGAATCCTTTCGTCGTTACTGCTGCTATATTGAAATCGGAATTACCATTCAAAGCGGCTTTTCCACCGTTCTCAGCGATGAAGTCTACCTGCATCGTAATGATATCGCTGAAATCGATATCATACTCTGACAGCTTCCTGACCTTCCAATACGGAATGTTGTTCTTGATATACGAATCGATCAGCCGGCATACACCAGGCTCCAGCTGACCGAATTCATATTCATCAAGAGAACCACCGCAATTCCGATACTGCGGATATGTGATCATGGTTACCTCCTGTTATACTTCCTCTACGAGATAGATGCGGCCATTCGTCAACCCCTTGATAGCTGTAATACCTTCGCCAAGAGCTGCCTTTTCCGCTTCCTCTGTAAGTGTTCCATCTGCAGCAGTATACTTCACAGTAGATGCATTCTGGACACGGTATGTCTTCCCTGCCTCTAATCCTGTGATCGTTTTATCTCCTGCAGTACCAAGGCTGCCCTTTGCTAATTTCACTACACTTACTGGAGCAGAGACCTTCACCTTGCGGAAGACGCCAGCTTTCTTACTGTTCTTCAGCACGATACCTGCCAACATTTCGACTTCACCAGTCTTTACAGCTCCCGGTGCCTTCATATCCGGAAGATAGGTTTTGATGAGCTTTTCTCCCTTCGGACTAATGCCGTGGCAGGCGTCCAGACCGATCTTGACAGCATAGATAGAGGTTTCTCCGGATGTGTCTGTAGCTACGCACGGAACAGTGGTCAAACCGTCATAATACTCACCCATATCTACCATAGGGATGCCGTCATAGTTGTTAACCTTGCGGCCGAAAGCGTCTTCTGTCTGCGTAAAATATTTCAGTTCACGAGCGACTGCGCTCATGATCGTTTTCATACGGCGGTTCATGAGCAACATGTCTGGACGTCCATCCAATGTCCCCAGCCACTGGTCAAGCTCAAACACGAATTTTTTGCTGTTTGCTGCAATCTTCGTTTCGTCTGATAGGTCGATAGCTGCTGTAGGGATGTATTCTGTACTCGTTCCCTTCACCAATTTTTCCAATCCGTCAAAATCAGTTTCCTCGTTTGTAGAATCAGCATTGATGAAATCGTAATGAAACTTGTTTGAAGCTGCTTTCGTCTTCTGCTGTAACTGAAATGCGATTTCAGATTTTGCAGCCGTATCCTCAAGTACACGGTCTACCTGGAAGCTACCACCGAAGATCTTGATATCAGCATTCTTCTTAGTTTTCAGGGCCTCACCCGGCTTATACTCTTCGTTTAATTTACGTCCTTCTGCCGTGGATGGAGTAAGCAGCTGCATGTACCCGTATGTCATCGTACTGCCACCGGTACCCGGTGATACTGCGTTATCAAAAATCAATTTGTCTAAAAGAAAAGAGTCCCGGCGGAACTCGTCTACGACCATCTGGTCTACTTTGTCGGCCATACCGACCTTTGCCTGCGCTAATGTTAATGGCATCTATTCATCACTCCTATTCTTTGCCATAGTGATCGTCAAGGGCAGATTCCCAAGTCGATTCTTTTGTTTCTGGTTTATTTTCATGATCTCCTCCGAGATTCACGTTCTGCGGACCATCATCTTCAAAGAGAAAACCGTTGTCTTTTTTGATGTTTTCCAGCTGCTCTTTCAACCCAGTAACTGTGCCATCCTCATTCAGTTTGACGATGTCAGTATCCAGAAAAGCCATCAGTGCTTTTTCACTCTTTGGCTTCGCATCCGCAATCGCCAGCTTGATAGCAGCTTCTTTCTTAGCGGATGTAAGGTCATCCTGGTACTTCTTTTCCCAGTTCTTTACATCCTGCTGCAGCTTCGCTACATCCACACCATCGAATTTTTTGACAGTGTCGGATAGCTCTGTGATCTTTGTGTCTTTGACTTTAATTTCATCGTCGTATTTAGATTTTGATACGTATTCTCCACTAGCTAGATTTGCAAGTTTTACTTTGTCATTGCCTTTTAGCTTTGCTTCAACTTGAGTATACAGATCATCACCTAAAAATTCTTTTAAAAATTCCATTGTTTCCTCCTGTGTTTTTTATATCCGGTTCTCTCCGGGAATAGGCTGGCAGTTTTATCTCTCTTGCCATTGAGTGATGATGCAGTTTATATGACATGCTCAGGTCATTGTAAATGTGGTCCGAAATAGGGCAGCTTCGTCTTGCGGCCACAAAAAATGCAGGTATCATATTCACGTATGACCCTGCATCCTTTATCATAATAGATTCGCTGCTTCGTGATATATGCATGTTTACACATTTTCTCACCCTCTTCCAGGTATTAAAAAAGCACCCGCTATGAGTGCTAATCTTCATCGTATAATAATTCCGGTAAATCTGTGTCCTCTATTTCTGCTTTCTCATATTGAAATCCATGATCACCCTTTACCGGTATAGTGTGTAGTAAAGTCCCGGTCCATACAGCTTCCGGAATACCTTGCGGGAAGGCAGAACAAATAGGCTTCATATTTCCCATTTCTTTGAAATGTTTACAATCCATGCAAATTGCACATGTTACACAAGAGACATGATAATCGCTATGCCTTACACCTTTTTTATCTGTCCAGATCATTCCGCATCCTCCTCAAACGAATAAAGCAATCCGTATTTCTTTGCAAGACGGTTCATAACATTATTTTGTACAACTCTATCCATTCTATTTTTATCGTCTTTCCAGTCTGGATATTTATTTTTATATACCTTAAGATATTTCAAATAGAGCTGCTCATGCTCCTTCTGAAACACCGTGAAATCAGGAAGCTGAGTGATTTTATCATTATTACGAAGAACATAAGAACCTTTATTGATAGCTGCACGCAATTCTTGTAGTTTCCAATCCTTCAACATATAGATGTCATGTGGAGAGAATGTCGTGTTTTGAGGATGATTATGTGTTACTATCGCCCCTTTCATTTTATTCAATTCCTCTATAGTGAATTCAACTTCGTGTTTTTCTCCATCTTTTTTGAAGATGACATTTCCCTTTTGATCGTATGCTATCGCTGATTCAAATTGATTTTTAGATATTGCTGATTCGGCTTCCCTTATCTTCATTTTAACACTTTTATCATCAGTTGCATAAAATTCTTTTAGCTTCGTTCTCCGCTGCGATCTTACATCCTCGATCATCTCTCTAGCGTAATTACGTTTCATGTCCGGATGTGCTTTTAGGAAGTCTGCTTGGCGTTTCTGCCATTCCCTGACTTTCCTTGCTTCTCTGGTGTTGTCTACACCTCCAGCCTTGTTCACGGCCTGCCTGCGCTTCCATTCACGGATCTTTCGTTCGTTGTAACGCTGTTCCTGGTCAAGTTCATATCTGGCATCGTTTTCAGCACTGCTGTAATGCTCAAATGGCATATTAGATAATCCTTCAAAGTATGGAAAGAAGCTATGTCTGCAATTCCATCCTCCAAGCCCTGCTCCGGTACCATACCCGGTGGCTTGTTCAAAATTCTGATAGTTCTTGTATTTCTTTTTCCACCAGAACACTTTCCCTTGCCATGCTGCGTGCTCTGGACGTGCTCCTACATGTGATGTCGTAGCAACCAGATTCCCTCCCAGATCGTCGAAGTTCTTTTCCTGACACTTACAAGCGGTCTGATTGACACCGGAACGTATTGCATTGCGTATCACGCTGTCCGGCCGTCTGTGTGTACCACTTTGATAATCGATCCACTGCAATCCAGTTTTGGCTACTTTATCAACAGCAAAGCCTACAGCTTCCTGCTGGCTGAAAGCGCCACTCTGTATCCCAAGATATGTCTGATCGAGCGAAGATATGAGCAGCTTCCTCGCTGTCTTTGCTGTGGTCTTACAGATATTACGGATCTCTCCATTCGTAGCATCGATGCCTTTCAGAATGAGCTTGCTGAGATTGGCTTTATCATATCTGAATGTATTGATAAGCTTTCTCTCATATGCCTCTTTGAATATCAGGTTATCCGACTCAACCGCCTCATATGCTGCACTGGATATGATTTCTGAAACACGCTGTTCACTGATTTTCAGTATATCAGCAATCTGCTTCTTGATTTCAGAATCATGCAATCCCAGTGCCTTCGCACGATTCAACTGATACTGTGCAGTGCTCGTCGTTTCATACTTATTTTCGTGTATCCGTCTGGCGATGTCTTCCAGTATACTCGTTTCCAGATCAGCGAATAAGACTTCAATCTCATCAGAACAATGTGCAAGATAATATGGATCCAGCATCAGTCGTCCTCATAGGTAATGCCCTTTTCTTTATTCGCTGATTTCAGTATCTCCTTTGCCTGACTCTCTGTTTCACCAAGCCATTTTACACGCCATTCCCATTCCAGCATGATACCTGCGCTCACCAGCTGCATGTCCATGAGTTTTTCTGCCTCTTCATCATTGAACATCGTATTGTCGAATTTCACAGTGATCTTAGCATCAGGGTTTACAGACTTGCCACACAATTCCCTTCCAATAGTGAGAATCGAACGTGTCATTTCAGTCAAGACATCCTGTATCACCACACGTTGCTTCCATACACTTTCTGTCAGATCCTTGCTGCTTGCCTTGACCTCGGTAGCCGTTGCCATCGTTTGTATACTGAATTGATACTTATTCTGACCAAACCCTACCTTTGAAGATAGCAGGTTCAATGCAAACTGGATACCGTTCTTATTTTCTTCCACACGTAGGGATGGATTGTATTCCTGGAAGAATCTATCTGCCGTTGGCATCTGCTGTCCAACATTCACGAACATGCTCTGTTCGATTGCTTCTCCGGCCATCGGTTTCTTGTTGATAATAGGCTTTCCATCACTATCCAGCTTCGGCTTACCATCATCCCCCATCACCGGCACGTCCTCTGTACTGATGACATCCTGACTCATGAACACCTTCTTGCGTCCTAAAATGAAATCTGTATACATGTTATCATAGGCAATATCACATGCCTGAAGCTGATCTGTCGCATTTGCAAATACGGATATCCCCATCGGTGTCGTTTCCAGGATATTATTTTCGATGTTTGGCGTCAATATGAAGAAAGGCTTCGCAGGAAGGATATACCACAGTGCTTCACCTTTTGGATTGGAGCTGACCGGTTCATATGAATCGCCGCTTTTCAGATAGTAATGATTTTCCACCCTGTAACGGCCATCATCCAACTGCAGCATGACCTGCAGGTACATATAAGACTTCCCTGATATCTGCTTGCTGCTGGCGAATGCGCATTCTGTAATATCGTCACCATCCCACGATAATGGAATGATACAACAGGCTTCCTTGATGCAGTTGATTTTTACACTTTCTGCTGTCAGCTTCCCTTTCCGCACTTTTGCTTTGTGAGGCACAAGGATGAATGCAGCTGTTCCCAGAGCGTACTCTTTTTCTACAGTCTTATTACCATTCTTCCAGAATTTAGACAATCCAAAAACGCCACCTGCCTGTTCGTTTTCATCGCCGGTGACGAATTTCTGAGATTCATTTATTTTATTATCTTTGCTGTCATCTTTCCCATCCGTGCCGACATCCATCGTCTCATCGATGATCACCGTAGTCTTATCATTCAGAAGGAGATTGGCCCAGTCCTCGCATACTTTTTTAGCCATCTTCAGTGATTTTCGTTTCATCGTCATCAATTCTTTTTCAATGTTTGTTACTTTATACTGGTGGAATTTTGGCACATATCCCTGCCACCACTGTTTCCAGTATTCGATGTTACCGTAATATTGCTGTAATTCTTCCGGTATCTCATGCCCGAGGTCCTTCAGAACCTCATAAACGTTCTTCATAGCATCCCTCCTATCTGAATGCGGTAATGTAATCCATGAAAAAGCTCCAGCTGTAGAAATGTGCATCGAAGCTATCGACATCAGTCGTAAAATCATCCAAGATAGCATCCTCATCCTTTTTCTCATCGTAAAGGACCGTAGCCAGCGCTTCGGAGACTGTCGGTACATTCCGGAACAGCATACGCTTCTGACCAAGTAGCAGATTATAGACAAGTATCCTGTCTTTTCCTTCTACCTTTTTGCAATCCCATACGACCGTCGTATAACCGGCTCGCTGTACATATCCCCGGATACTGTTCAGGATGACCTGTTCCGCATTATCAACGAATATATAAGCTGGATAATACCCCTCCAGGATGCAAAGCTGTATCATTTCCACACATGCACGGCAGATACTTACCGTATCGATCGTACCTTTTGCATGAACGATTTTCTTTTCCAGAAACGTACAGATCGAACTGTAAGCCGGTGCTATCCCTGTAGCTGCGAGCGTGGAATGAGATTTCGTACCTCCGATATCCAGTCCGATATTGACCATCTGAAAAAAAGGAAGTATCTCTACTTCCCAGAGTTTTGGATTATCCGCATATGGTTTGAATATCAGTCCTTCAGCATTGCACCACTCTCCAAGGATATACCGGTTATATTCTACGGTACCGAAGTATTCCTTTTTCAGTTCTTCTCTCACTTCATCAGGTAGGAATGGGTTATCATCCAGCTTATACTGCTGACAGTACACATCAGCATCACTGTCGATGAATAGTTTCAGCCAGTGCTTTGGATGCTGTGGGTTTCCAGTGCCATCAAACAGGCTATATCCTGTCCTCAATCGTGATTTCAGCAGCTGAAAGACTTCTTTGTTCCAGTCTACTGTTTCATCACCGTAGCAATATTTCAATGTGGATCCACGCAGCCTTGCGACAGAGCTTATCTTCTCAGCGCCCAATACGTAAGCATCCTCCCCGAACAGATGGACCTTATTGGTTCCCTTCCGGATATCCCCTACTAAGTCAGGTCCCCAGTATTCACGCATTGGTTCCAGCACGTTACGCTCGACTGTCTGCTGTGTAACGCCTATCAGAGCATTCAATCCTTCTTTTCCGTGGCGTTCCCGCAGCCTTTGTGGTATCAGATAGGTAAAGTCAAGGTATGTCTTGCCGGTGCCGGTGGCCCCTATCTTGAAGTTCCAGCGATGGTTCCCTTCACGAATGAATTCAGCCTGCTTTTCGCTCAGCATCTCGTTGCATCTCCTTCAGAATCTTATCTACTTTTGAAAGCTGTTCATCATCGCCTTTTAATATGGTAAGCTTATCTGTCTGTGCCTGTATCTGTGCAAGCTGTGCTTTCTGAATCTCACTGGCAGTGCCCCAGTTCTTATGCAGCAGCTCATCATACTGCTTAATCATTGACCTTAATTCGCCCATTGCACGTGTCTGCGCTTTTATGTAGGTCTCTTGCTTATCCCACGCAAACTGTAATTCATACTCAAGCTCAACAGTTTCATCTTTTGTATCAGCTTTTTCGGTTTGTCTAGTTTTAATATGGCGCTTTTCTTTTTTTAGCTCCTTTGTCATATCGTCATGGTCTGTAACCCACATAATCTTTTGCGATCGTAATATGGCTGCATATTGTAGTTGTATATTATCCCACAGTATATCGATGGGGTCTATCGACTTAAGCTCTCCTACAATCTCCTGTACTTCATCAGGAAGCCACTTAGCAAACAAACCATGTTTACGTGCATTTTGATTCTTTGGTGGACCTGTTGCGTTTTTATTATTTAGGGGTGCACCTGCTTTCTTTTTTGGGGGTGCACCCTCAATAGAATTCCAATGACGCTTCTTCCATGACTTTACAGTATTCTCTGTAACGCCATATTTACTTGCTATATCCTTTATTTTCATTCCTTTGCATCTATCTTCGTATGCAAGCTCCCAATTCTCTTTCACGTCATATCACCACCTCCTATTGTCGTTTTGTAAATCATGCTGCAGGTGCCATTGTATCAGCATCTGCATACTTTAATCTCTGTTTTACGATGCTATCATAAGCTGCCATTATCTTTGGCATCTGTATTGCCATCCAGTCTATCATTTCTTCATTAACGGCCCATGCTCCGTGTGCAGCGCTGCTCTGGTCCATGCCAGACTCAAACAAAAAGGCGTGTATCAGCTCGTGTCTTAATACATGCCTCTGCATTTCTTTTAGATTGTCTGTTTTAAATTCCGCCGGAACGTCTTCTTGTTCGCTGATGCTAATTATTTTAGTATAGAAATCCGTTTCTCCTCCTCTACTATCAAGGGAAGGAACATATTTGATTCTATACACTGTGCCTAACACATTTACCTTCATTTTCTCAGCCCTCTATTTTCCGATAGCCATTAGGGGTATCGTGAATTAAATGATTTTCTAATTCATTTTCAGCTTCTATCAATTTTTTACTTTTGCGATTCAATGCTTCTAGTAAAAGTTTTATTGGCCTTCTTGGATAAATACCGCTACTCATATTAGGGGTTTGTACGCAGAACCACACGCCACGCTTATCTAAATTCATTATTAACTTACATTCTCCTGCTATATATATTGTTTTCTTCATTTCCTCACACCTCTCCTGTCATAGCACCAATTGCTTGCTGCTGCATATTTAGCAGCACTCTCGTTGCGCCTGCGTGCGTTTTCCTTGTCCAACGCCTTACGCTCTGCCTTATACCACTCACAGTCTCCGTGGCATCCTGGATGGCGTTTAGGGCAGTCTTTACATACTGTGATCATCCTCTAGTACCTCTACTCTAAGATTTATGACACCTATCTCTTCTAGGGATTGATTTATCATGTCACACAGTATCTTATTCAAATTGTTAATTGTAATTTCTTTTGTTTCTGCTTCGATGTTTTCTGCAGTGTCACAATCCATTATGATTCTATATGTATGTTTTTTACGTTTACGAAAAATCATTTATAACACCTCGTATGTTTTTTTGAAGATATCCGGATTGCATGGGTAGAACTCGCCGTGTACGCCTTTAATGATGTAGTCGCCAATTCGAGCAATGTGATCGCCTTCCAACGTCCTGATGATCAAACCGCCTTCTACCTGTGAATGGTCAATATAAAATGTATCTCCGTAAGCGGTCATGAATTCATTTTGTTTTTGATAACCTGTCAAGAAATCAAACATTTCTCTGTGATTTTTACCTGTCCACTGTATTGCTTCCACTACAACCGGCCTCTTTCTTACTTTCATGTATATCATTCCTTTCTGGGTAAAATAAAAGCACCACATGGGTGCACTTTTTTCTTCCATTATTTTTCTGCTACATTTACCATTTTGTTGTCAATTTCAATTTCCAACACTTCTGATATTTTGTATATTGCTTTAACAGTGTTATCGGGCAATCCATTGTCCAAAATTTTATACCTAGACAGCAGTTTTACTTTCATCAGCATCATACCTTTAAACAGAATATCCCCGTTTCTGACTTTTTTCAGAAAACCTTCGTCCAGTATATCACATGTTATTTTTTGTGTATCTCTATATACTGTCCACTTTGTTTTTCCGACGAGATCTGGCTTTACTACTTTTATAAAAACAACCGACTCTCTTTCTTCCATATCTTGTGAGAATGACGTCACATCCAATTCATGGGACATTTTACATAAATCGTTTTTATTCATTTGGATACTGCTCTTTGATCCATCCTTTTCGTTAAATGAAATTTCCAATCCGCTTCTGGTTCTATCATTAAAAACAGCCGTACTCAAAGAAGAAATTGCTTTTTCTATTTTATCAGTTGATGTATAAGCATCAAAAACAACTCTATTTATAACGTTTATGGTCCCGTTATTACTCTCAACATTAACATAATCACCATTCACTGTTATACTTTTAGGATTTTCGTCTTTTAAATTCTTTTTTAGGTCAAAAATTTCTTTCGCCCCTTTAATAATCGACGGTAATGGTTCTAGCAAAGGCATAACAGCTGCTACATTTTCTACAATAGTTTGAATTACCATTTTAAAACTTCCAGGTTGAATGTTTTTGACAATGATTTTACAGTATTCATTTTCTCCAACCAATTCAGAAGCCAATTCTTTAGCAATTATTGATGTAGAATTTAACGATTTTGCTAACGTCTCTAAATCAATATCATTTTCACCCTCAAACCGCAATACAAGTTCCTCTTTTTGCATGATAAACCCCTCTTTTTTTCTATTCTTTAATAGCATTTTATCACACAACCTTTCATAATGGAATTATATCGTGAATTGTTACACTTTTTATGTCACAATATGATAAAAAGTAAAAAAAGACACCTATCTAATGTCTTTGCTTTGTGTTCTCTTATGGCTTGCTTTATATGCAAGGTGATAACGCTTATAGACCATTCATATGTAGCTTCTACTTTTCTTGATATATAGCATCATTTACGCATTTTTTCTTTGATATAGTTAGCCATTTCGTTTATATACATTGTATTTCTACCATTCTTATTTACATAATAAGTATTTTCCTCATAAATACTCATTTCATACTCATCTTTAATAACATAGTTAGTAAACATTTCTTCTTCCTTATTGACATTTTTCAATATCTTGTTTGAAATTCTAAAAAAATCATCATCTACAACTATATAG